ACGATACCGGAAGCCGCTTCGTTGCGGGATTCAAGCGTGAATTCCACGAGAAGCTGTGAACGCTCACTGTCGCCGGTCTTCGCCAGCTTGTTGGTCGTGAACGAACGCAGGTAGGCCAAGGCCCACATATCGTTCTGGAGAATCCAGCAATCACGCGACCGCATGAAGCGGTTCGGGATCACTTCGAGTTCGCCAAAGTCACTGTCGTACAGATCAATGGAAGCGTTCAGCTTCGAGTCTTCAGCGGTTTTGAAACGGGTTGCATTACCGGTGAAGGTCGAGAACTTCTGCTTGTTGAACGATCCGACATAGATGGTGTCGGGTTCGCCACCGGAGTTCCAGGCAGAAGCCAGAACTGCCTTGACCTGTGCTTCGGTGAACGCCCGCTGTGTACCGTCGGTACGTGCGGTGTTACCCAGACCCGTGCCGTTGGCGGCAGCACCCGTGCCGATGTCGGTGTTGGTGATGACCCACGAGGGCAGTGCGCCCAACGTGCGAGCGGTCGAAACGTCACCAGCGGCCTCGGCCTGCAATGCGCAGATCGTGGCTTCCATGTCGCGCTTGAGTTCCTTACCATTCTTGGCAACCTGGTAAGACAGCTCGTTCTTGCGGCCTGCCTTGGAAACAACCTGCTGCGTACCCGTCACACGACTCACCTTGTCCATGATCTGGCAGGTGTTCGAGAGGCGGACAGTGGCCGTCACGGCGTCGGTGGTTGCGTCAGCACCTTCCTTGACCGCGTTGGAGGTCGAAGCAGCGGCGAGGGCGTCAGTCTGCCACTCGTGCAGAACGGCGGTTGCCTTGCTTCGTCCGATGGACGACATGATGGGACATTCGACCGGCGAGATGTCATAGATCGCGTCGGAGAGGTCTTCTCGGTTGCCTACAGCATCAAACGTGCTGAAGGTATCTGCGGGTTCAATAGCCATTTTCGAGGTTCCTTATTGAGCAAAAATCCGGTTGATCCGCTCTGCGGCGGCATCAAGGCTTCTCGGATTCCTGCGATGGTTGCGACGAGCAGCCGCGACCTTTTCGGCTTTCGCGTCCTCACCATTCCTCGGCGTACCCGGCTTGATTGTCCGGGTAGGCTTGACCAGCTTCTTTTCAGGGCTTGACGAACTGACCTTCTTGCCGTTCACGGCGTCCTTGAGGACACCAATAAGGCGATGGTCGGCCAATGCGCCAATTTCCTGTTCGTTGAAACCACGCTCTGCGAGATAGGTACGCATTTCCGATGCCGCCTGACCCTTGGGGTCTGACAGTTCCGGCCAATTCGTCACCATCCGCTTGTGCTCTTCAGCAAGATGCTGTTGCATCTGTTCCTGCTGCTGGGCCATCTGCTGCTGTACGAGGCGGTTGCGTTCGGCCTGTGCGCCCTGAAGCGCCTGGGTCTTCTGCTGCCACTCTCGTTGAGCCTGCAAATATGCCTGCGGGTTCTTCTGGAGTTCGGCCCAGTTGGGCTCTTTTCCAGTCAACTGCTGTTCGAGGGTTTGGGTAAGGGTCGCGAGCCTTGTGGCCCGTGACTGCAATTCAGCTTCAGCCTCCGTAACAGCCTGCTCGAAAGCCTTTGACTGCTCTGAAAGCTCTGTTGTCTTGCGGGTGTAGTCCTGGGTCCGCGAATAACCGTTCAGGGCTTCCGCCAGTGTGACTTCCTCGTTTTCACCGTTGATCTTGACGGCAACCTTGATGTCATCGAGCGCCGCGCGTTCGATTTCAAAAGCTGCTGCAATTTCATCCAGCGTAGAGGGAAGTTCCGGCTTCTGCTCGTCGGCTTCCGCGTCTTTGGATTCATCCTCAGACTTTTCCGGTTCGTCACCTTCGGCCTTGGCCTCGGGTTCTTCACCTTCGCTGCCCTCTTCCGCTGCCTCTGGGCTTGGCGGTTCGGGTTCGTCGCCAGGAGTCTCGGTTGGCTCTTCTGCTCCGATCAGTCCGGCGATCCGTTCGGCTGCAAAGTTGACACTCTGCGCTTCGTCTCGTGATACCTGCTTGGGTGCCACGACTTCAGGCGCGGTTCCCGCTTCCGGGGTCGCCGCAGTTTCTTCTGACATTTGTCACTCATAATCAGGAACGCCACATTCTGGTTCCAGCCCCTCCCCTTGGCTTTGACCGTGCGCCCTTTGGCGTGGACTGACCCACGCTTACTCAAGTGCCGTGCTCGGGAGTAGCAAATACCGCTGCCGTGAGGCCTGGCGGTCAAAACACGGACTTTTTGCCCGTGATAAGTTCCTTCAATTTCCGCTCTGACAGGTCGCCCTTCTTGACGATGCCCTCAATAGCGGAACGGGTGTGTTCGAGGGACTGCAACCGAAGCCACATGCCCTCCCGAATGTCTGCGTTCTTTGCCTCGGCCCATAGCCGGTGACATTCCGATTCCACCTTGTCGAAGGCCTCTTTCAGAATCTTGTTCTCAAGCAGCGCCTTGGCCTGCTGGCCTCGATGCTGGTCCTTGCGAAGTTCGTCTTCGTCCATGTGCCTCAGATGTTGGCTAGAATGAATAGGAGCGCGTCGTCATCAGGACGGCGGCGCTTTGGTGCCTCACGCTCGGCAACAGTGCCGTCTGTCTGTGTAACCTGGGTAGTATCCAGAACCTTGTCGGTCGGCTTGCCAATGGGAGGGCTGGATTCAACCGTCATGTGCGTTCCAACCGTTCACTTCATCCCAAATCCGCCCGTCTTCGGTCACGAAGCTGTGCATCCCGAAGTTGGTGGCAATCTCCACTAGGCCAGCGTCGGTGCTGCCTGTTGAACGGGGGTACACGTCGAACCACGTTCCGCCTTCTTCGCGGGTGTAGCGTTCCATGTAGCTAGTCGTCATCTTCCACCACCGCGCCCATGATTGAACCTTCGCCGTCACGCTCCAAATTCACACGACGGCGCTTGTTGCCGTTCAGAATGGTGATGTTGGGCATCGGCGCTTCCTTGGGCGTCTCAGCGGGCTTGTTTGCGGCCTGTGCGGCCAATCCGGCCTTCTGCTGCGACTCCGATGCACGAAGTCGGGCGTTGAACTCGGCCTCTTGACGTTTCAGCGCCATTTCCTGCGTGAACTTCTCGCGGTCCATCGCCATTTCCTGCTGATGTTCCTCGCGCTTCATCGCCATTTCGTTGGCGGCTGCGGCTTGCTCCATCTCAAGTTTCTTATATTCGAGCTGCATCTTCTGGATTTCAAGCTGGGCCTTACGTTCCTCGGCCTGGGCCTTCATCTGAAGTTCAGCCTGCTTGGCTTGTACGCCAACCTGCGCCTTCTGCTGCTCAAGCTGGCCCTTCATCTGCATTTCGGCCTGCTTGGTCTGCATGTCCATCTGCAATTTCTGCATCTCAGGATCGGGGCCGGGTTCAGGCGGGGGCTGTCGGGCCTGCTCCGGGTCAACGTCCATGACATAGGCATCGGGCTGTTGCTCGCCAGCGGCCTCGATGAACTTCTTGAACGCATGGGAAATATGGTCGGCGTAGATAATCGGGCCGTTCACACCGCCCTGCAATTCAACCGCCGACTTTTGCAAGTCAAGAATCTGACGACGTGCCACAAGCTGTTGCTCACGGTTGCCATACCCAAGCCCGACATTCACCGTCACGTCCATCTGGGCGTTCCATGACGCCGGATCGACCTCAACCAACTGGTTGCGCAGGCGGATCATCTTGGGCTTGTCTTGGTACTTCACCGACATGCGGAGAATCTTGCGGAACATATCCCGAACACCCGTCTGGGCGAACACACGGGCAATCAGCATAATGCGGCGCTGCGAGGCCGACATGAGCATAGCAGTGCCTGATGCGGTGTTGTTGAGCGCATCAGGGTCCACGCCCTGGTTGAGCCTCGACACACCGGCACGGCTTTCTTTCACCTGGTCGGCATATTCCAGCATCGGGAAGATATGACCGGCAATCGAGGGCGTAACCTGCGGGACGATATGGCCGCTGACATCGTTCTGCTCCGTATCAACGACAATCGCACCGCCCACGGCGTTGTTCAGCAGGCTATCAAGATCAACCTTATTCGATACCGCATTTCGCGTATTGTTGACGTTGTAGATGTTGTCGAGAAGCTGACGCCAGATCGTGGACTTCAACTCCTGAACGTCCATCACCTGGTCTGCGATGCTGTCACCGACCAGCGTGTGGGGCATCGGTACGGGAGTGATGACCGTGAAGGGCTGTTCGTCAATCTCTTCGTTATCAAGGATCGTGTGGCCGTTGCCGCCTACCAGAACTTTCCGCGTCTCTGCAATGCCGTCGCCGTCCATGTCAACACGAAGGTAACACTCATGCAGCCAAATGGTCCGCATGGACTTGTCAACCTCAATGCCCTCAAGGTCAGCGTCGTCAAACCGCTCTGTGCGCTCTTGGTTGTATTCCCCGTCATCAGACGAAGGAATGTCCGCCAGCAGCTTCTTGTCGTAGCCTTCCGCAACCAGATCGGAAAGGGTCTTCTTCACCCGGTGACAGACGAACGGCACAATCATGTGGCCCGCTTCGTCCTCTAGTTTAACCGCGCGGCGTGAGAACATAAATTCTTCAGGCGGTACGCTGTCAACACGGACCCCGCCACGCTTCTCTGTATGAATGAAACGCGCATCCATGACAGGAACCATCTGCGGGATAAGCTGACCCGTCTGCGGGTCGGGCATCGCGATTTCTTCTTCGCGCTCCGTTACCTCATCCAGTTCCAGGCTTTCATCCTGCTCCAGCTTGGCAAGTTCTTCAGCCGTTAGACCCTTGTACCGCTTGACGGTCTTGTGTTCACGGTACTCCCAGCAGACCTTTGCAATGCCCATCTTCTGGAGCAATGCGTCCTTAAAGGTGTCGTAGAGCACCTGGAAGCCATCGTTCTCTTTCGTGAAGATATGGTTACAGTATTCCGTGGCCTGCTTTGCCATCCGCTCGTCTTCAGAGCCGACTGGATCAAACCGCACCACGTCGTCACCCGCCGTGAAAATCTCCAGCAGTGAGGGCAGCATCCACTCCACTGTGTCTGCCACATCCCGCGAAACGATAGACGACCGCCCCTCGACCTCGTTTCCGAACGGCTCGCCCCGGTAATATTCCAGGGCCTTCTGGCGCTGGTCTGACAGGCTTGTGCCAGCGGCGAGGTGTGAGCCTTCTGCGGACGCAATATGGGCCTTCAGGATGGCCTTTAGCGTCTGCTCGTCCATCTTCATCAGGCTGCTTCTTTCTCGTCATCGAGTTCAACCAGCAATTCATTCAACGCAGCCTCAAGCGCAGCAAGCCGCCGGTCGTGGTCGCGGATGATCTTGCGCAGGGAGCCGATTTCGTTGTTATCGGGGGTGCGGTCAGCCATCAATATAATCCTCAAATCGTTTCGCAAGGGTCAGCACAACGTCACCAGCCTCTACAGGGCCGTACTGCTTCACAGCGTCACCCATGAGGCTGACTGCGTGGGCCA